GTCCGTAGCCGAGTTGTCCTGCCCGCTTCTGCACCGAGCCCACGTCGTCATCGTCCCACTCGGATTTGAGCGGGCGCATGGGAGCGATGGCGGCTTTGCCTTTGGAGGCGTACGCGCAGCCGTAGACGCACGAGTCGTAGGGGTGGTCGTCGCCACCATCCATCGGTTCCTCGCTGTTCTGCGGGTTCGTCTGAATCGACGGGAGGACCTGGATGATCCATTTGCACGAGCTGAAGAAGACGATGCCCGGCGTCTTGGTTTCCTCCTCGTGGTCGGTCAGGCGCTTGATGAGGTGTTGGGCGTTCGTTTGGCGACTCTTCTTGTCGGCGCCCGTCCAGAGCACGCCCTTTTTGCGAAACGACTCGGCCTTGTTTTCGCCCGATTCGCCGCGCTGCTCCCAGAGCTGCGTGTCGGCGGGGCCTGTGATGCGTGAGCATTTGCCGCGTTCGTCCCAGAACCCGAGCAGCTCTTCCGTCGCCTGCACCATGGCTGCCACCTCGTCGGCGGTCTTGCCTTGGAAGCGGAGCTCGTAGATCACGTACAGCGTGTTCTCGTCGTCGAGTGCGAACCAATGGATGCAGCCGGGCGCCTTGAAGCCCCAGTCCATGGAGCGGAAGATGCGCCACTCAGTCGACACGCGGAACGGGCGCACGACGTGCAAGCGCTCCTTCCAGTACTCGGCAAAGAAGGAGCCGACAGTGATGTACCAATTGCCATCGAGCAGGGCCGCGCGAATGTGCGGCTTTTGCTTGAGCAGCTGGAGCTCGTACTGCGCGACGAACGCCTTGTTGGGGTTCATCGAGAGCTTCGCCGGCATGTACACCCACTTGGTGTAGGCATGCGTGCCGTCGGCGCGCGTGAGCTTGCGCTTGAAGACAACGTTGCCCTCTTTGCACGGATCGACAAAGCGACGGCGCACCCAGTTGGCGTCTTTGACCGTGAAGCTCTCGCCGTCGTTCCTCATCAGCGGATTGCTCATCGAGCGAATGCGCAGCATCTTCGAGAGCACGGGGTCGTCGGAGCGGAGGCGCGTGCCGATTTGGTCGTACTGCTCTTCCTCGAACCCAGTGAGCTCGTCGAAGTAGATGGCCGTGAAGGCCGACGACATGTATTGCTCGTAATCGTGCGGGTCCTTGCAGTGGCCGAACTGATATTTCAGTCCGCTACTGAAGGTCCAAGTCGTTTCGCTTTCGGACCAGACAGCGCCCGAGTCGACGGCCCGGAACATCCGATGGCTGAGAGCGATGGTCTGCTTCAGCATCTTGACCGTGCGGCGAAGGTGCAAAGCCCAGCCTGAAGACGTGCCCCAAATGAGCGGGAACGCGTGGTGCGGGTCCGTGCAGCGCTCGTGCTCGACGGCCACCTGATCCATGATGTCCATGGTCAGACACAGCGTTTTGCCGGGGCCTGCGCTGCCAGCGCCCAGCACCTCATCGATGCCTTGCCGAACCGTGTCGTGGTACGCCTGCTGCCACTCCGACGGCTGGTAAATCACGTCAGTCATGGCGTGGTCGCGTCCTTGATAACGCCCGCGCGCGCGAGCAGCAGCAGCAGCACCGCGAGGATGGCTACCGTGTCAGCGCTGCGTGAGCCGGTAATGACGGGCGCCTCTTGGGCCACGAGCTTGTCGACGAGCTCGCCTGTTTGGCGCAGGTACGGAATGACCTCGCGCTGCATGGAGACGAGCAGCGTGTCTTGTTCGAGCGGGCGCGTGGTGAGGCTCTTACGTGGCACTCTTTCCTCCCATCGCGCGCAGGATTGCCGTGTACACAGCGCGGCGCGGGCCCGTCTTTGCCTTGGGGCCGTCGGTCATCCAATCGCGGCGCTGCTTCTCCGAGAGGTCGATCCATTGCCGTTGCGCGATGTCGACTTGCTGGAGCGCGCGGCACACTTCCTTGTCGGCCACGAACGCCACCATGGCGATTTGGTGCATGCTGAAGAGCGGCACCTCGTCGACCTGCTTTTTCCACTTGTGGAGCTCGTGCGTGGTGTCTCGCGCCATGGCGCGGTCCCACTTCATGGCGGGCTTGCCGTCGCGCGTGACGAGGTAGCCGCGGTCGCCGGTCTCCAAATGAATGAAGTACTCGCGCTTGTTTGGCGGCGGGTCGTTCGCCTCCTCGCTGCTTGGGGCACGCTGAAGCGCCGTGGGCGTTTTCATTCGGGCACCGGCGGGTTGATGAACTGGTCCATCGCAGACTCGGCTGCGTTCAGCTCGACGCGCGCGCGCTCGATGCGCTTGGCGCGCTCGCAGTACGGGCAGTCTTTCCACCCGAACACTGTCGAGTTGCAGCGCTCGCACGGGAGGATTTCCGGGAAGCGGAAGTTCATTCGACCTCGCGCTCCTCGAACTGCGGAATAGCGGCGGCGTTGATGATCACTTTGCCGATGTTGAGGGCGGGAGCGGCGCCCTTCTCGGCAGCGTTGGCCTTCAGGATGCCGACGGCGATTGCGGCTGCGAGCTTGAGCGCTGCGGGCGCTTCGGCGTTGGGGCGCCACGCTGACTTGGCGACGCGGTAGGCGCGCTCGGCGTCGATTTGCCCGAGGTCGTCCTCGAGCCGCTGGTAGTTGGGGTCCGCCTCTTTCGGCAGATTCTCGTCGATGTCGCGAAAGCGCATGGCATCGCGCATGACGCCCATCGATTCGGCGAGCAGTTCGTCTCGAAGCCCGATGAGTTTGTCGCGCTGCTCGCGTTTGCGCTGGAGCGGGTCCTTCTTCGGGACGAGCACCGGGGGGTCGTCGAAGTTCCCGAACGGCACCCGGTCAACCGCGGACTTCGCCTTGGCCTTTTTCGGCGGATTGGGGGCCATTTCCCCCAGGATAGCGCAACGGGCCCCAAGATGGGGGGGCTATCCCCCAAATTGTTTGACGTGTTAAGCTTGGGCCGTGAAGCCCGTTCGCCCCCTGGCTCGGCCCCCCGCGGGCCCTGTCCCACAAAAGGAGGGACTGATTAGCCCCCTCGAACTGCGGGAGTTCTTGGGCAGACCGAGGCAGAAGGACTGGAAGGCGCTGCTTCGGCGGGCGGGCGTGGAGCTCCGCTGGTCCAAAAGCTTGGCGCCGGGCGGCGGCGCCAACCTCCCCCATCGCTGCGGGCTCAACCGCAACCAGGTGATGCGCGTGCTGCGGGCGCGCTACGCGAGCGTGGGCGAGGATCGCATCAGGCGCTTCAAGCTTTAGCGCGAAGCTCGGTAGCGACCCGGACCGATCTTAACGTGCTGCACCTGCTCTGCTCCGCATTTGCCGCAGAAACGCGGTTCGACCTGCTCGTCCAGGTAGGCGAGGATGGCCCGCAGCACATGCTTTCTATCGGTCTCGTCCCAGGCTTGGTCGAGCCGAAGTCCGAGCGGCGATAGGATGCGTTCGCTCGGCTTGCTCATCGGCTGGTCGCGATGAAGTAGCGGCCTTGCTGCGTGAGCAGGATCGGAGGCGTCTTGCTGCCCAGGGTGTGACCGGCGCCGGGGCCCTCTTCGACGAGGTTCTTCAGCCGGAGGCGCTTCACCCAGTAGTGGATGGCCTGGCGGGTCACGCCGTACTTTTCTGCAACATCACCCAGGTGCGGGGCGCATCCGAGCTGTTGTTCGGCTTCCGAGATGGCGTGCAGCACGGCCAGCTCTTTGCCGGTGGGGAGGACGTTCTTGCGGTGATTTTCGATAATGCTCATGAGGAAAAAGAGCCGGGGCGGTGTTTCAAAGAGGCCCCTAATCACGACCTAGTAACGGCATCTCGCCGCTCACCATGCCGACCCGGCACCGAAACTGTAACAGAATTATTTGACTAATGCTAGCGGAAGGTTCAGAAAAGGGGGATGAGTCGACCGTATTCGTCACCCGAGCACCGCAAGATTGCGAGCTGCGACCATAAGTTCGTTGACTCGAACAGGTGCGGCAAATGTGGCTGGGCACCGTCTGAGCGCACAGTCACGCGAGGCAGCACCGAAGCCCACGACAACGCCATCAGGATCGCGCTGCTCGATGAACTCGAAGCGCGTTCGGCTGGGCTGATTCCGTACCCGGTTCGCGAATGGATTGCCAAGCTACGCCTCAAGTACACGCCGCCGAGGGGCAAGCTGTGAGCAGGAGTGATGGCACGGCGCTTGCGCCCGAGGGTAAGGTCTGGCGCTGCATGGCATGCGGCAAGGAGTCGCGCACGCGGTACGGCTTCGTCGACGATGGCGGCCCACGCGGCTTGGACTACCTGCCCGATGGATCGCGCGTCGCAGACCTCGGCTGGGACGAAAGCTGTATGCTGAACGCTGTTCTGGTTGACCTCGTGGTGAAGGACGAGCCATCAACTATTTGATCACAGTGATCACTTTCCAAATCTTGCGAGTCCCCGTCCGCCCCGCTACTTTCTCACGCGGTTCTGTGCGATAAGCTTGAGCCGTAGCGCGCTCGAATCGCTCGGCTGCTCGTGAGCGCGCGAAATGTGCTGCTGGCTCTTCGCTGCAGGCAGCCGTGTCGTCACCCCACCTGTCCCGCCGCTCGCAGGTTAAGCAGTCGAGAGCGGCATCACTTGCCAGCCCTCGGCACGCACGCAGGCAGACCCCAGGCATCCCTCACCAGCACGCCCTTGGCTTTGTCGCACTCAGCACTCTCGGCGCCCCAGACGTAGACCGATGCGATGAGCACGAGAGCCACGAAGGACCAGCCGAGGATTTCGGTCATTGCCCGACCCTATGGCGTTCGAGTTCGAGCGTTGGATCGCAATCGTCGCTGGGCTTCTCGTCCAGCAGTTCAGGCCGCCACTTGTCCCCGAAGACAGAGCGCAAAAAGCAGGGGAGATGGTAAGCCGCATTCGGCGGGTCGTTCCCCTCGAAGCTTCCCTCGTACCGCAAGTACGGCAGCACCACGCCCCGGTCGCCCTCCGCTATCGGCTCACCGCACGAGCCGAAGCAGATAGCCCCAACCGGAGTCGGGACGTGCTCACCCTCGCAAACATGCGCGCCCCAGCTTTTGCCGAACCATTGCATGGTTAGATTGCTCCATCGAGCACAGCCAACAGCTTCGCGCTGTGGACCGGGCAGTAGTGGTACGTGGTGGTGAAACCGTCGTGACCTCTGGTGATTTCGAGCCAGTTATGCGGCACGCCAACCGTGAGCGACTGGGAGTGCGGAAGCGCCGCATGCCTCACAGTCTCGAACTTGTCGCACTCGGGCGCGTCGCACGACCAGCTGTGAACGTGCGCTATTCGGGTAGCCACGTCACCCCCTCCCCGACTTGGAGAACGCCACGAGCTCAGCATGGATCCCATCCATCCACGCGAAGTCCTCCTCACCCGGGTTCTCGTCGGGCCCGAGCCGCAGCATTACCTGAGCCATCAAGTACGAAGCGCCCGCGTAGAACGCCGTCCGCATCACCAAGACCAAACCATCCGGCGCATCAGCAGGCATCACCTGCCCCCGAAAGCTGTCCCAACCCTCCGCCATCAGTCCCTTGTCCATCGGAGGACCGTGCCTCTAAAGACTAGCTCCGTCAACCGACTGATTGACAGAGAGGGCCCCTGCAAAAAATCTCTCAGGTGCGCCGCCCCGGTATCGAACCGGGCTCGCCGTGGATATAAGCCTCAGCTGCCCACCTGGGCGCGGCACGTCTCGGCTTCTTGTTCGGGTCGTACCAACAGCACGGCGGGAACCGAGGGCAGCAGCGCTCACCCGGCCCGTGGTCGAAACACATCCCGTCGCACATCCGCTTGCCGCACTGCTTGCAGTCCATGGCACAGTCCTTGTCAGGCCGTTCGGTTATAGGACCCTGATAGTCTATAACCGAACCGTGGGCCGAGACCGAGGGGCATTGGAAAAATTGAGAGGGGTGGTGGCCCCGATTGCTAGAGAGCCCGCGTTTTCCTGCTGTGCCCGTAGCCGAGCCCGAGCATGTCGACCTCGTGCTCCTCGACGAAGAGCCGGGGAGCGAAGCCATGCCTGGCTCGATACCAGTCAGCGTAGAGGGCCTGTGCTGACTCGGCTTTCTGCTGGGACGAGAAGACGCCGACAACGTGAGAGCCCAAGTCGATCTCCTCGTGCAGCAGGTAGACGTTCATCCGACTCAGAAGATAGCATGTCAGCCGAACCCTTGACAGCCTGACACCTGGGAAAAATTACTCGGTGGGGTGGCCCCCCGCCACAGCCGCCGCCGCCTCCCCCTGGGGTGGGGCCATCAGCTCGGACTGAGACGGGGGCTGCTACCCCCAGTGGGGGCAGCAGACCCCGAGAGAGCGGGGGCTGTCGACCCCATGCCAAGTCTGATGGGGGCTGAAGCCTCTAGGCTAGAGGTACCCCCTTCCCTGATTTGGGGGCGCTACACCCCGAAACTGTGGGGGTTCTGGCCTATAGGGGGGAGCACGTGGGGGCGGGCGGACCCATCACCCCGTCAAGCATGGGTCAGCTTGTACCCACCTGGGTCAACTCTGACCCACCACCTTGGTTTCTCGTCCGGCCTGATGGTCGGAGCAGTGCTCCTCCGGAGATGGGAGAAGAGAGCAGCCGCGCGAGAGTGGCGCCTTCCGGCCGGGCTTGTCAAGAGAGCATGATTCGTGCCCTAATCGATTGATTCGGGGCATGGCCGCTAGCCGGAAAGCCCGACCATGCCCCGAACGTTCCGGCCCTAGAAAGGGCAGTCTGCCAGCTCGGGAGGCGGACCGTACAGGACTAGCGCCATGCGCTCGGAGTGCTGCGGGTTAGCGGTGCAGAGCGCCGAGCCTTCACGGTGGGGGTAGTGGTAGCCCCCGCAAAGGCAGGTGCGGTTCCGGCGGGAATCGGTCCGACGGCAACGCGGTCGGCCTGGGGTGCATTTGTGCTTTCCCCCCAGGCGGTCCGGGGTTGTGCAAGTGCATCCACGGATCGGCGTGCTCACGGCGTCCCCGTTTGGAGGCGTAGGGAGCCTTCCAGCTGGACGAGAATCCCGCAATTGATGTTGGCGCCCACGATTAGGCCGTTCTCGAAGCGTCCGACGCCTAGCAGCGCGCCGAGCCCACGGCCGCAAGGGGAGCGCCGGTAAACGCTCACACTGCCATCCGGACGAAGGAACGCGGCAAAGCTTGCGCTGTCCGCCCGAAAGGCGCGGGGCGCGGTCGCCGTCGCTTGCAAGCCGCTCACGATGCCACCTTATCCAGGCTGAGGAATGCGCGAGCGCTCCGCCACTCACGCTGCACGGCGTTTTGGAACGGATCCAAGACAAGCAAGTCGGCCAGCATGTGCAGTTCCGACCGTACTTTGCGGGTAATTCGCAAGCGGCCAACGCTGCAAACTCGATGACGGCCTAGGTAGTATCGTTTGAGAGGGTTCATTAGGGGTTCGCTTTCTGCGGTTCTTTAGTCCGCACCCCTTATCTACTGTACCACGTTCCACTGGTCAAACACTATCTTGACCTTAGTGACGATTGTGACGCATGGGCAAGAATCGACAGGCTAGGTCAATTATATGTTTGACGGGCTGAACGGCTTCCGCTAAGAATCGGGCCCGAAGCAATCGCGCTTCAGAAAGAAACCCCCGAACATGTTCCACCCCTCCTTACTCCTCTCACTCGCACTGCTAGCGCTCCCTAGCCTGGCCAGCGCCGCGCCTTACGAAGCCCCCGAGGTCTACTGCCACGATATGGCCGAAGCGGCCTATCAGCGCGCTGTCGCGCTGGGCGATGGCTTGCCCGATACCTCTTACAATCGCGTGCAGGCGAACTGCCTCTATCAGGACTTCCGCGCCTATTTGTTCACTACGCCCGCGGTCATGCTCAATGAGCTAGTGGCATTCGACCAAGACGGCGAAAGCTTCGACGTGGAAGCCGGCTGGAACTGAAACTCCCTAACCCGAAAGAAACCCCAAATGCTGTTACCCGATCGTGGACTCGCTTCCGCAAACTTCCGCGACACCGCGCGCATGGTTCGCAATGGCCCAAGCTATCGCTCTTTTGGTGCGCTTGTTTCGACTGAGGTACGGCTGGAAATGGCCGACCGATTCGAGCGAATGGCGGACCAAGCCGAAGACCTTGAACGCGCCGAGGCTGGCAAATGAGCGCCCTAGAGCAAGCGGCCCATGATCGTGTGCTGGCATGGTGCCGCGCCAAACCGCGAGGCGGTATGCCTGTAATGCGAAACCCTTACGGGTCTACCGATTGCGTCGTTTACGACCTGTATCGCACAACCCTGAAACCCGGTTCTACCTGGGAACGGACCGAGACTGAGCTAGCACGCGGCGCAACATGGCTCGATGTTGCCGCGTCGCTGGGCTTGCAAGGCGAGTAGGCCAAAGGTTCCGCACACTGCGCAGCACTTCCGGTGCTGCGCAGTAGCGGGCCCCATTGCCCGGAAAGAAACCCTATGACCATTTTGACTGACACTTTCATTGCGCCGTCCCATTGGGCTAGCGCGTTCATCAACGGTGACACATCCGGCCTGGACGAAAGCGACTACGAGGCATTCGAGGAGTTTTGTATTCGGCTCGACGATCCGCATGTTGTCGACTGCTCGTCGCACACTTTCATCGGCCGATTTGACGGCCTAATGACCGAATTGTGTGAGTACACGTTCAGCTATTTGGAGGGCTCGCTGTGAACATTGAAACCTACCTCGATTGCATTGCCGACGATGAGAAACGAGTCCCGATCGCCAACGAGCCTGGCGACGGCGAGGAGTGCTTTCGGTTCTCCTTTGGCGCGTACGGTGACACCCGGCTTGACGTGTTCGCCGACCATTTTGAAGATGCTCTAGAGCAAGCTTTCGAATGGCTGGACGATAACGCGCCGGGTCATTTGGTCGACGTTGACCTTGGCGACCTCAAAGAGTCAGCCGAGGAATTGGGCATCGACTACGCGCAAGCCAAGTCCGATGCGGAGGACGGCGTCTCGGATGAAGCTTGGTACAAGATCGTCGAGCATGCGGAGCAAGACTTGACCCAATGCAGCCATACGACACTGAAAAACGGACAGTATCTCTGCAGCT